AGCGCATTTGCACAGACAGGTTTTAGAAAGCAGAATTGGGCGCAGCACTTTTCTGCGTCAATCAGGAGAGCAAAATGGGCATGACTGGTCGCCGGCCGAAGCCTACGGCGCTCCGGATGATCACCGGAACCAAGGGTGCACCCCACCTAGGGCAGCGCGAACCCAAGCCAAAAGCGGGGATTCCGGCCAAACCGTGGCCCCTTTCGCCCGAAGCAGACAAGTTCTGGGACTATCTGGTGCCGATCCTGAAGGGGATGCAGGTGCTGACCACCTCGGACGGGGTTGGCGTCGCGAACTTCGCCCAAGCTTTGGCGGATATGCAGTCCGCCCGGGCGGCGCTGGCCGGCAAGGGCCTGACGTACGAGTCAGAAGGCGGGTTGCTGAAGGGCAACCCCGCGTTCGTGCAGGTCATGAAGCTCGACAACACCGTGCGCCAGTACCTGAACGAGTTCGGGATGACCCCCGCGGCCCGTGCGCGCCTCAACGTGGAAAAGTCCGACGACGATGGCGCAGAAGACCCCGCCGAAGAGCACTTCGGTTGATCACGCGACGGCGTACGCCCGGGAAGTTGACTCGGGCCAGCGCATCGCCGGCCCCGACATCCGGAACGCCTGCCGCCGGCACCTGAACGACCTGCGCCACGGCGCGCGGCGCGGGCTCGTGTGGGACCTGGAGGAGAGCGAAAAGGCCCAGCGCTTCTTCAAGAACGTGCTGAAGCTGAACGGCGGCGAGTTCGAGGGCCAGCCCTTCGAGCTGCTCGCGTGGCAGGCCTTCGTGATCGGGAGCATCTACGGCTGGAAGGCCGCCGACGGCACGCGCCGCTTCCGGGTGGCGTACATCGAAACCGGCAAGGGCTCTGGGAAGAGCCCGCTGGCCGCGGGGGTGGGGCTGAAGGGCCTGACGGCGGACGGCGAGATGCGGGCGGAGGTGTACGCCGCCGCGACGAAGAAGGACCAGGCGATGATCCTGTTCCGGGACGCCGTGGCCATGTGGCAGCTCTCGCCCCAGCTGCAAGAGCGCCTGCACCCGAGCGGCGCGGGCCAGAACATCTGGAACCTCGCCTACCTGCAGACGGGGTCCTTCTTCCGCCCCATCGCGAGCGACGACGCGCAGTCCGGCCCCCGGCCGCACGTGGGTTTGCTCGACGAGTTCCACGAGCACAAGACCAACAACATGGTCGAGATGCTCCGCGCGGGCACGAAGAGCCGGCGCCAGGCGCTGCTGTTCATCATCACCAACAGCGGCTCGAACAAGATGGGCCCGTGCTGGGGCTACCACGAGTACGGGGTGAAGCTCTGCCGCGAGGCGGCGGACCCCGAGTGCTCGATGGAGGAGCTGACGAAGACGGACGGGATGTTCGTGTTCATCTGCTCGCTGGACGAGGGCGACGACCCCATCCAGGACGAGAGCTGCTGGTTCAAGTCGAACCCCTCGTTGCAGGACCGGGATCTCCCGGGGATGAAGTACCTGCGGGAGCAGGTGAACGAGGCGCGCGGCATGCCGGCGAAGGAATCCATGGTCCGGCGGCTGAACTTCTGCCAGTGGACGGGCGCCGAAGCCCCCTGGATCAGCACCGACATCTGGCGCGCGGCGTACCGCAAGTTCGACTGGGAAGAGCTGCGCGGCCGGCGCGCGTACGGGGGCTTGGACCTCGGGTCGACGCGCGATTTGACGGGTTTGGTGCTCATGGTGGAGCCGATTTTGGACGGCGAACCGTGGCTTTTGGTGCCTTTCGCTTGGCTTCCCGAGATCGGGCTCGCCAAAAAAGCCGAGCGCGACAAGGTGGAATACGACACGTGGGCGTCGCAGGGTCACCTCCTGACCACCCCCGGACAGGCGGTTTCCAAGCTCCACGTGGCGCAGCGCGTGTCCGCGTTGGCTTCTTTCTTCGAGATCGTGTCGATCGCGTACGACCGGTGGCGCATCGAGGACCTGAAGAGCATGGCGGAGGAGAACGGCATCAGCTTGCCGCCGCTAGTGGCCTTCGGACAGGGGTACAAGGACATGTCCCCTGCGGTCGAGCGCTTCGAGACCATGCTACTCAATGGCGAGCTGGCGCACAACAGCCACCCCGTCTTGAACATGTGCGTGTCCAACGCGGTGACCACGGCGGACGACGCCGGCAACCGAAAACCGAGCAAAGAGCGGGCCACCGGCCGGATTGACTTGGCGGTTGCAGCGATAATGGCCTGTGGCGCAATGTCTTTGGCCGAACCGGAGGAAGATTATGCTGATGCGCTCGCCTCCCCGGTGTACGTCCGGTGACACCAGAGCAAAAACACATGCCTGAACAGAAGATGGGATGGGTCGAACGGACCAAAGCCGCGTTCTCCGACACGTTCGGGACGTGGCAGAGCCGTTCCCTCTCGCTCCAGCGCGGCGAGGACATGCGGGTTCTGATCGGGCGGCCTGAGTCAACTTCTGGCGAGAGCGTCAGCCGCGGCACGGCGCTGCAGCTTTCGGCCGTGATGGCGTGCGTGCGGCTGATCAGCGAGACGATCAGCACCCTGCCCCTGAACGTCTACAAGACCGGCGCCGACGGCGAGCGCGCGATCGACCGGCTCCACCCCCTGCAGGCTCTGCTCCACGACGAGCCGAACGCCGACATGTCGGCGGACACCTTCCTCCAGGCGTACGTCGCCTCGATGGCGCTGTGTGGCGCGGGGTACGCCGAGTTCTTCCGGTCGCCCGTGAGCGGGCGCATCACCTCCATCCAGTTTCTCCCCTTCGAGCGGGTGACGGGCTCGCGGCTGCGCAACGGCTCGATCGAGTGGCGGTTCAACGACCCCGTTTCGGGTTGGCGCGTCATCCCCGAGGACCGGATGTGGTTCACCCCGGCTTGGACGCTGGACGGCGTCACGCCGCTTTCCCCGATCCAGATGGGCGTGAACGTGATGGGCAACGCCATGGCTGCCGACCGAGCGAGTGGCCGCACCTTCAAGGACGGCATGAAGGCGTCGGGCTTCGCCACGGTGGACGCGATCCTGAAGCCCGAGCAGCGCCACGAACTGCGCAAGCACATCTCCGACGTGTCCCAGCTGGGCGGATTCTACATCCTCGAGAAGGGCACCGGGTTCCAGCAGTTGAACATGACGCCGCAGGACAGCGAGCTGCTGGCCACCCGGCTGTTCAACGTGGAGGAGGTGTGCCGCTGGTTCCGGGTGCCGCCGTTCATGGTCGGGCACAACGCGAAGGCGAGCGGGTACCCCGCGTCGCTGGAGCAGCAGATGATCATGTTCGTGACCACGGTGCTCCGGTCGTGGATCGTGCGGCTGGAAAAGTCGGCCAAGCGCTGCTTGCTCACCCCCGCCGAGAAGACCCGGCTCTCCTTCGGGTTCGTGATGGAGGGGTTGCTCCGCGGGGACAGCGCGGCCCGCGCGGCGTTCTACTCGATCATGACGGACAAGGGCATGATGACCCGGGACGAGGTGCGCGAGAAGGAGAACCTCCCGAAGATGGGCGGCAAGGCCGCCATCCTGACGGTGCAAGCGCAGATGATCCCGCTGGACAAGATCGGCGAGGAGCCGGTCGTGCCGGTCGCGACCCCCAACCCCGCGGCGCTGCCCGCAGAAGACGCGCCCGCTCCGGGTGCGCCAGCAGACAATGAGGAGGACGAGGAATGATCGGCCAAAAAGACTTTGACTTTGAGGTGAAGGAAGTGCTGGAGTCCGGCGCCTTCGTGGGCTACGGGTCTGTGTACGGCACCGCCGACCAGGGCAACGAGATCGTCGAGAAGGGCGCGTTCGCCGAGAGCCTGCTGGAGATCAAGGCCAAGAACCGCATCGTGCCGATCCTCTGGCAGCACCAGCGCGACAAGCCGATCGGCGGCTACCAGTCGATCAAGGAAGACGACTACGGCCTCGCTGTGGAAGGCAAGCTGCTGGTGAAGGAAGTTCGCCAGGCCGCAGAGGCGCACGCCCTCGCCAAAGCCGGCATCGTCACCGGGCTGTCTATCGGCTATGTGACGGTGCAGGCAACGCGCGAAAAAAGCTCTGGTTTGCTTCGACTCAAGCAGCTCAAACTCAAGGAAACTTCCCTGGTCACGTTCCCCATGCACGACGACGCACGCTTGGAGGCGGTCAAGTCTGAGGCCATCAAGCAAACGCTGGAGCGCGGCGAACTGCCAACACTTTCCGAGTTCGAGGAACTTCTGCGCGAGGTAGGATTCTCTCGAACGCAGGCCAAGGCCGTCGCCGGCAATGGCCTGTCGAAGCTGCTGAATCGGTGTGAGGCCGAGAGCAAAGAAGGCGACATTCTGGAAGCACTGAAAAGCTTCAAGCTCTGAAATCAAACTCAAGGACACCGACCATGGATGCAGTGGAAGTCAAACAAGCCCTCGACAACGTCACCAGCGTCGTCAAGGAACACGCCGAGAAGGCCATCGCGGAAGCCAAGCGCGGCATCACCATGACGGAAGGCGTGAAGCAAACCGTCGACGAGCTGATGGTGAAGCAGACCGAGCTGCGCGCCGAGCTGGACGCCGTGGCCAAGAAGGCCGACCGCCAAGGCGGCGGCGCCGAAGCCTTCAAGACCACGGGTCAGGAGTTCATCGAGTCGAAGGGCTTCGAGGACTTCAAGGCCTCCAGCCAGCGCAAGAAGAGTGTCTCCGTCGAGACCAAGGCCGTCGTCAACCTGACGACCGGCGTGCTCGGCTTGGGCAACCTGGTCGAAGCCGATCGTCGCCCGGGCATTCTGGGCGTGCCGGACCGTCGCCTGACCATTCGCGACCTCCTCTCGCCGGGCCAGACCGACTCGAACCTGATCCAGTGGGTGCAGGAGACGGGCTACCAGAACATGGTCGCCCCGGTGGCGGAAGGCACGCGCAAGCCGCAGTCCGACATCACTTTCACGCTGAAGCAAACCGGCCTCACCAAGCTGGCGACCTTCGTGAAGGCGTCCACGGAAATTCTGGACGACGCCCCGATGCTGCGCAGCTACATCGACTACCGTCTGCGCTACATGCTCGCGCTGCGCGAAGACGAGCAACTGCTCAAGGGCTCGGGCACCGCCGGCAACATCAACGGCATCTACACCCAAGCCACGCCGTACGTCGCTCCGGTCGCCACCACCGGCATCACGCTCACCCCGCGCGTGGACATCCTGCGGCTGGCCCTGCTGCAGTCCGAGCTGGCCGAGTTCCCCGCCACCGGCATCGTGCTGCACCCGTCCGACCTGGCTCTCATCGAGATGACCAAGGACACGACCGGCGCGTACCTGTTCGGCGGCCCGCAGAACCCGATGGCTCCGACCCTGTGGCGTCGGCCGGTTGTCGAGACCGTGGCCATGACTCAGGACACGTTCCTGGTCGGCGCGTTCAAGCTCGGCGCCCAGATCTTCGACCGCAACGGCGCGACCGTCTCGCTGGCCACCGAGAACGAAGACGACTTCGTGAACAACCTGGTGACCATCCTGATCGAAGAGCGTCTGGGCCTGGCCATGTACCGCCCCGAGGCCTTCGTCAAGGGTGACCTGACGCCGGCCGTCTGATCTCCGTCGAGTTGGAAGTTCGCCCCGGCGTAGCGCGAGCCGCGCCGGGGCTTTTTCTTGAAAGGCACCCCATGAGCAAGATCACCGTCAAGACGACCATGAGTCTGTCTCACGGCCATGACACGTTCGCCCGCGACCAAATCGTCAAGCTGCCCGCCTCCGACGCCCGCGAGTTCATCGCCCGCGGCTTGGCCGTTGAGGTGGCTGGTGAAGAAGAGACGGCCGCCGCGCCGGCTCCGGTCGAGAAGATGGCCGAGACGATCACCAGCAACAAGATGGCGCCGGACCCCAAGAACAAGGCGAAGTGAAATGCTGCGCTCAGCTGACGTCCGGGTTGTCGTGCAACCCACGGCCGAACCGGTGACGTTGGCCGAGGCGAAGTTTCACCTGCGGCTGATCACGGATCCGGCGGACACAACGCCGCACCCCGAGGACGCGTACGTCGCGGCCCTGATCACGGTGGCGCGGCAAGCGGCCGAGGACTTCATGAATCGCCCCGTGGCGCAGGCCACGTTCGAGCTGCGCCGCTGGTGCTTCGAGGGCGAGCTGCCCGTGGCACCGGTGCAGTCGATCGTGTCGGTGAGCTACGTGGATTCGTTGGGCGTGACGCAAGAGGTGGCCGCTGAAGAGTACGAGCTGGCCGGCCCGATCGCCGCTCCGTACATCCGGCCGGCCGAGGGCGTCTACTTCCCGAACCCGATGCGCCGGGACGATGCGGTGCGCATTCGATTCGTCGCAGGCTACGGCGGCGACGTGCCCTTGCCCGCGACCATTCGCCACGCGATCCTGATCCTTGTCCACCACTACTACGAAAACCGCGAGGCGCTCGTGATCGGAACTGTGGTGAACGAGCTGTCGCTGAGCGTTCGGGCGCTGCTCTGGCCGCACCGCACGCAGTTGGGGGTGTGATGCGCAGCGGCCCGATGCGGTTCTTGGTCGTCGCAGAGCAGCCCGTCGGCAACCCCGACGGCGAGGGCGGCGAGGTCGTCAACTGGGTCCCGCGGATGTCCTTCTGGGCCCGCATCGAGCCCATCAGCAGCCGAGAGCAAATGCGCGCGAACACCCCGATCGCAGGCTTGACCGCGCGCATTGTGACGCGCTGGACTGCCGCCGCCGCGCAAGTCGACGCCACGTGGCGGCTGCGCCACGGGTTGGTCTTGTACACGGTGCTCGGCGCGCCGATCGACAAGGACAGCCGCCACCAGGAGCTGGAGTTCATGTGCGGTGCTGGAATGAATTCGGGGTGAAGCATGAAGCTCAAGGTCACGGGGTTGAAGGAGCTGGAGCGCAAGCTGTCGAAGCTCGACCTTGAAGTGAAGCAAAAGATCATGCGCGCTGTGACCAACGCAGGCGCTCAGGTGTTCAAGAAAGCCGTCGTCGCCCGGGCGCCCGTTGCGCCGGCGCCGTACAAGATCGAGGGCTTGGTCGTGCAGCCGCACAACATCGGGCGCAACGTGGTCGTGAAGCGACTGAAGCCCCACGAGACGGATCACTCCTCTGAGCACCTCGTCATCGTGCGCGGCAAGAAAAAGTACGGCTACGCTTCGCGCCTCGCCTCGCTCGCCGAGTTCGGCAGCGTGAAGCAGGCCCCGGATCCGTTCTTCCGCCCTGCCGCCGCGGAAGCCGCCCAAGCCGCCACCGACGCCGCCAAGAAGCGGTTCGAAAAGCGCGTCAATGCCGCGATCAAGAAGTTGCAGGTGAAGTGAGATGACGATTGCGGCCGATCTGTTCGACACGCTCGGGCCTCTCGTGGGCGGGCGCGCGTACCGTTCGAGGTTGCCCCAGCCCACCGGAACCAACGTGCCGGTTTGGCCCGCGATCCGCTTCACGCTGGTCAGCGAGACCAACCCGCCCGACATCTGCGGCACGGGCGACGAGGACACAGACGATCTTGTGTGGCAGATCGACATCTTCGCGCAATCGATGCGCGAGGTGGACGAGCTGGCGAAGAAGGTTCGCAAGGCCATGCGGGACGAGTTCCCGCACCCCAACACCAGGCAGAGCCGGCGCGACAACGACTTCGACCTGGACACGAAGACCGAATCGACCTCGATCGATTACCTGATCTCGTTGTCTTCCGAGGACGTGGTTCAAGAAGGCAGCTTCTACATGGAGGCGGGCTACTACGAGCCGGGCTACTACGCCAACGAGATGCCCCAGGGGCAGTACATGAGCACGGGGTATTTCGTCCCCGGTTACATCACCTGAACGGAGAAGAAAATGGCCCTGGAAGACATCATCACGCGGGCCCAGGCCGGGCGCCCGCTGACGCACCTGGAGGGGGACACGAACCTGTTGGCGCTCAAGAGCGGCGTGCAGGACGCATTGACGGCGGCTGCGACAGCCTCCAGCCAAGCGTCGGCCGCTGAGACGCAAGCGGCGGTCGTGGCTGCACAGCTGGCGCCGATTCAGGCCGAGCTGCTGGAGCTGCGGAGCTTGGTGGACGCAGGCGGTGTTGCTCCGAGCGCGCCGCAGTCTTTCACGGCGGGCACGGCCACGCCGACGACCCAGCCGCTCAGCTGGACGGCGCCCTCCTCTGGCACGGGCACCTTCACGTACTCGATCGCGCGCCGCGTCACGGGCGAAGCCACCTTCCCCGCGCCGCAGATCACGGGCCTGACCACGACTTCCGCGACCATCACGGGGCTGGAGGTGGGGTTCTCGTACGACTACCTCATCACGGCCACCAACAGCGCGGGCACGGGCCCGGCCGCCTCGCTGCTCAACCGGAAGACCGCCGGCACCAACCAGCTGATGATCTTCGGGGACAGCACCGGGTTCGGCATCGCGGCCAGCACGACGACCAAGCGCTGGTCCACGCAACGGGCGCTGAAGCTCGGCATCCCGCTGGTGAACAACAGCATCAGCGGCACCGTGATGCAGAACCGCGCTTCGCACACCGGCTCTCCGCTGGCCGACAACGGCCGCAGCCGATTCCAGCTCGCGTTGCTGGGCGCAGCGCTGTCGCGGTTCTACGATTTCTTGTACGGCCTGAACGACCTGCGTTTCACCGGCGCCCCCGCGACGATGAACCTGGCGAACTTCATCACGGACTTCACCTACGTGGTGCAGCAAGTCATTGCAGCCGGCGTCCCCGCGGCCAACATCCGCATCGGCTCCACCTGCTGGATCCCCGACGATGGCTACGGCAAGGCACAGACCGTTCAGTTCACCGGCTCCAGCCGCGTGGTGCATGAGCAGTTCGCGGACGCGCTCCACCAGATCGCATTCGACAACGGTTGCCGGTACGCTCCCGTGTACGAGTACATGCGCGACAACGGCGGCGAAGCGCTCGTCGACCCGGACGACATCCATCCGAACGACGCGGGCCAGCTTTGGATCGAGAAGGCGTTCGAGGACGCGGTGGTGCCGACCAGCGGCGTCTGGACGGGCGGCACGCCTGCCCCGGTCGACACGACCGCTCCGCAGATCACGAGCGCCGCGGTCAACGGCACCAACATGGTGCTGTCGTACAGCGAAGTGCTCGCTTCGCCCGGGCCCGCCGCGTCGGCGTACTCGGTGACGATCGATGGCCAAGCGCAAGTCCCGTCCGGCGCTTCTCTGAACGGGGCCAACGTCACGCTGACCCTCGGCACGCCCGCCACCAACGGCCAGACGGTCACGGTCACGTACGCTCCGCCGGGGACGAACCCTGTGCGCGACGCCGCCAGCAACGCGGCAGCTGCGCTGACGGCGCACCCGGTGAACAACAACACGCCGTTGGCGGGCGCGGGCGGCACCCCCACGGCAGTGTCGATTGCCGAAGCCAACGCTGCGTGGCGCGAGTTGATCCCGGGCGAGAAATACGATTCAAGCACCGGCGGCAGCACCTTCGACGCGACGGCGCGGATCGACGGCACGGTGACGGTCGGCACCGAGGCTTGGGTGGAGATCCAGTTCGGCGCAACCGACGCCGGGGGCGTGATCGTCTTCGACCCGGTGCCCACGCTCACGGCCTTCACGGCCACGCCCGCCAATCGGGCGTTCTTGGCTCAGCTGATCAACGACGGTCGCGTCTACCAAGCTGTGGCCGGGGCGGTTTCCGCGCCCATGAGCCCGACATTCCAGTTCTCTGGGTTCACCGCGACGACCTGGGTGCGCTTGCACATCGCAGCAGACGGAGTGGTCTCGATCCAGACCACCACGGACGACGGGGTCAACTGGGTCAAGCGCCAGGACCTGGGCACGCCCGTGGCGCCCGGCACGGTGCTCCACTGCCGGCTCTACAACACCAACGCGCGCAAAATGTACAAGCCGCGGCAGGTGGGCTTCACGCTCGTTTAATCAAACCTCCCCACGCACCAAAAGGACGTTTGCCGGACCGCGTGGGGTTACTTCCGGCGAAAATCAAGCAATCCAGTCTGATCAGAAAAGGGGCCATTCATGGCACAAGGCAAACGATTCAAGTGGCAGGGGTCCTCGGTTCAGATCCAGACCGGGTTCTCGGCGACCAAGGCCGTCACGGGCATCTCCAAGGCCAACCCCGGCGTGGTGACCGCCACGGCGCACGGCATTCTGGACGGCCAGGTGTTCCGCGTCGCCGGGGTCACCGGCATGACCGAGGTGAACGATGCGCTGTACGTCGCCTCGGGCGTGACGGCCAACACCGTCGCGCTGACCGACACCAACACGACCAACTACGCGACCTACGTTTCGGGCGGCACGCTGGCCCCCGCGACGTACAGCGACTTCTGCGAGTTGACGGGCTTCGACCAAGAAGACGGCACCGCCGAAGAGATCGACGTGACGACCATTTGCTCGACCTCCAAGGAGTTCGAGGTGGGGCTCGCTGACTCGGGCAGCGTGACCCTGAGCTACAACTACGCGGGCGCCGAGACCGCGCAAGCAGCCCTGCGCGCCGCCAAGCTGAGCGGCGAGACCATCTCCCTGATCGTCACGCTGCCCAAGAGCGGCGGCCGGCTCGTCATGTTCGGCGTGGTGCAGTCGCAGTCCTTGAACGGCGGCAACGGCGGCGTCTGGACGGGCTCCGCTCAGATCAAGCTCTCCGGCAAGCTGTACGCACTGGCGAACCTGGCGGCATGATGGACGCAGAGAAGCTCCGCCAAACGATCCTGTCCCGGGTCAACCCGCCTCCCGTCGGGCTGGAGGTGGAAGGGATGGGACAGGTGTTCGTTTGCGTCCAGACCGCCTACGCCGCCAGCCAGACCCGCGCCGTGCTCGAGAAGTTCGGCAACGCGGACCACTTGCGCGACGGGCGCACGCTCGCGCGCATCTTGTGCGACGCGGCGGGCGAGCTGCTGTTCGACGCGGAGAACGACGAGCACGCGCTGGCGCTGTCGAAGCTCGACCCGGCCGTGTCCGCGGCCATCTTCGAAGCCGCGGCCAACGCCAATCGCCCGAAGGTGGTGGAACAGGGAAAAGGCCCGACCCGCGACGGGAGCTGATGTTCGACCTGGCCGAGACGTTCGGCATGCCGGTCGGACAACTGGAGCGGGTCATCACCGAGAGCGAGCTGAACGAATGGGGCGCCCGGCCGCGCCCCGTCGGGCTGCGTCGCATCGAGAAGATGCTGGCTCAGGTTTGCTGGATGATCGGGCGGGCGACCGGCAGCGAGGCCGAGTTCGACGACTACGACATGTTCTTGCCCGAGCACATCCGGGCCGCAAACGAAGCCCTGAACGAGCCGCAGTCCGCGGCTGAGGATCTGAGCGCGATGACCGGGCTCGGGGTCACAGTCTTGAAGGTGGGGGCCTGAGATGGCGCAAGGAAGAATCGCGAACCTGAGCATCGGCGTGTCGGCAGACACGAGCGAGCTCAAGCCCGGGTTCAACAAGGCCGAGGCCGAGGCCGAGCGCTTCCGCAAGTCCCTCACGATCAAGACCGTCGCTATTGGCACGGCAATCGGCCAGACCCTGGGCGGCGCGGTCGCCCAGCTGGCTCAGTCCATCCCGGCCGCGTTCTCCTCCATCGCCACGGGGCTCGACGCGTTCAACGATCTGTCGGATGCCACGGGCTCCTCGGTCGAAAATCTGTCGGCCTTGGAGGAGGCGGCGCGGCGCACCGGGGGCACGTTCGAGACGGTCGAATCCACCCTCCTGCGCTTCAACAAGGAGCTGGGCGAAGCGGGCGACAACGCGTCGGGAGACGCTTTCCGCGCCCTCGGGTTGGATCTCGAGCGGCTCAAGCAGATCGACGCAGCGGAGGCCATGCGCCAGACGGCAGTCGCGCTGCAGGGCGTGACCGACGTGAACGTTCGGGCCCGGATCACCACCGAGCTGTTCGGCAAGAGCGTCAAGGAGGCCGCCCCCTTCCTCAAGGACCTGGCAGAGCAGGGTCGACTCTCGGCCACCGTCACCACGGAGCAAGCCGCCGCGGCCGAGGCCTACAACAAGGCGATCTCCGTCTTCAAGACCGAGACCGAGAACGCGGCGCGGGCGCTGGTGAGCGAGATGATCCCCGCGCTGACCCGGGTGATCAGCGAGCTGAACGACGGCACCGAGGCCTACGGCGGGTTCTTGCGCGCCCTCAGCGACGCCCCTCGCATCAACCCGTTCAACAACCTGACGGAGAACATCTCCGCGGCGCGCGAGAAGATCGCCGACCTGCAGAAGGACATCGACGCGGCCAACGAGGAGGCGTCGAAGCAATCCGCTGCCGAGAAGCGTTGGTCTCCGATGGAGGGGCGGATCGGCAAGCTGAACGAGGAGCTGCAGCTGCTCAAGCAGCGCGAGCAGTTCCTTCTGAAGCAACAGCAGCGCACCTTGCCCGAGGCGTCGTACGGCAATGAAGGCGGGCTGCGAACGGGCAGCAGCGCCGTCCGCCCTTCCGGGGAAGACCCCTTCAAAGCCGCAGAGGCCACGCGCAAAGCGATGGACGAAGCGACGAAGGCCTCCAAGCGCGCAGCGGAAGCGGACGCGCAGCGACTCAAGGCGGGCGCCGACTACGTGGCCAGCCTGGAGCAGCAGTTGGCCGGGGCGCAGCAGCTTTCCAACGTGGACCAGGAGCTCCTCGACATCGCCAACGGTCGGTCGAAGGCCATCACGTTCCAGCAGCAGGCGCAAGCCTTGACGATCGCGGCGCAGCTCGACTCCATCGAAGAGCAGCGCAAGGCAGATAAGGCGGCGCTCGACTCCGCCGAGCTGCTGCGCCGCAAGCAGCAGGAGATCAAGGACGAGGTCGCCGGCATCCTGAACTCGATCCAAACGCCGCTGGAGGAGTACGAAGCGAAGATGCAGCGCGTTCAGGAGCTGCACGCAGCCGACAAGCTGACGCTGGATCAGCTGGCCCGGGCCACGGAGACCTACTCTAAGCAGCTCGTGGAAGCCAACGCCAGCGCCGACAAGTCGATGAAGGACATGACCGAGGCTGCCAAGCGAGCCGAGCAGAACATCCAGGACGCGCTCGGTCAGCAGCTGGAGGACGTGCTCGGGGGCAACTTCGACAACATCGGCAAGAGCTTCGTGCAGATGCTGAACAAGATGATGGCCCAAGCGCTGGCCGCAGATCTGATCGGGGCTCTGACCGGCAAGGGCGGCGGCAACACCAACGCCCTGATCAACGGGATCGGCAATTTCCTGTCTGCCGCCTTCGGGGGCGGAGGCACGAACGTTGCCGGGCCGAACGCCGTGGGCGTGGGCAACCTCTCCAACGCAAGCAGCCAGCCGCTGTGGCAGATGGCCACAGGCACCAACTACGTGCCCAAGGACGGGCCCTACTACCTTCACGAAGGAGAATCCGTCCAGCCGAAGAAGTACAACCCCGCTGCAGGCGGCGTCGGCCAGGAGCCGAGCTTCGACTTCAGCGGACAAACGATCAACGTCGGCGCGGGTGTGAGCCCGCCCGAAGTCTACGAGGCCGTCAAGCGCGGCAACGATTACGTGGAGCAGCGCATCCGTCGTCTGCTCGCCCAGCGGAGGGTCATCTGAGATGCCGAGCTACTTGTGGCCGAACTTCCGCGTCAGCCGGTTCGAGCTGTACGCGCCACCCAACGTGCGTGTGTTCACCGGGCCGTACACGCCCGCCGTGCAAAGCATCGACCTGATGGGCGAGCGCTGGGTGGCGAGCTTGGAGCTGACCGGCCGCGGCAAGAAGGATCGCGGAATCAACGCTGCTGCGCGCGAAGCCTTCTTCGACCGACTGCGCGGGCCGGTGAACACGATCGAGCTGTGGCACCTGGGGCGGCCCTCGCCGCTGGGCACGTTCGGTGAAGGCAACGTCGTGAACGTCGTGAACGGCAGCGGCCAGCCCGTCACGGTGGTGAACGGCAGCGGTCAAACGGTGCTGGTCACGAACAACGGCGCAGCGGTCGCGACGACGGCGGCCAAGGGCGCCTCCACGCTGACGCTGAGCAACCCGCCGGGCCGCACCCTCTACCCGGGCGACATGCTTGGTGTGAACGGCCAGCTGATCCGGCTGATGACGGGCGGCACCTTCGACGCCAACGGCCGGCTGGCGGTGGAAATTTGGCCGCGTATGCGCGCTGCCGTCGCGGCATACTCGATCGTCACGTACAACAAGCCCACCGCGCGCTTCCGCCTGCGGTCGGGCGATTCGGTGCCCACCGCCTATCGGCCCGGCGGGTTCGAAGGCACGGCTCTCGAGCTGATCGAAGCAATCTGAAAAGGCTAGGCAACCATGGCTATCATCACTCTCGGCGCCCTCTCGACGCTGAACCTCCTGACGCACCTCGACGCGATGTTCGTGGAGCTGTACCAGACGCGAAGCCTGATGACGGTTTCGGGCGTGAACATCGGGCTCGGCAAGACGCCCTCGGTGAAGTGGGACGTTGCCGGCGTGATCCAAGCGGATGCCACAAACAGCTCGGCCACGTTCGGCAGCGGCGGCGAGTTCTTCACGACTAACAACGGGTCGTTGACGGGCAGCTCCGGATACGGCTTCAAGATTGGCGGAACGGTCGGCGCTGCCATCTTGGCGATGGGCGGGGGCACGGCGGGCTCCGCCTCGATCGCTATCGGCACCGGGGTCGCAGGCGCAGTCCAGGAGCGGGCGCGATTCACGTCCACGGGCTTTGTGTTGGGCAACGTCGCGGCCGTCGCCACCCTTGACGTCAACGGCACGGCCTGCGTCCGAAACGGCACGGGCGTGTCCGCTTATATGGAGTTCGCCGGCAACGGCCAGGGCGTCGGCACCTCTTCTCTGGCCGTCGGTCAGGACGGGGTAGGCAACGGGGTTGTTTACCAGCGCCACACCCTCGATCTGTACTTCGCCACGAGTTCGCAAGAGCGACTGCGGATTCTTGCTGCGGGCTCGATCGCGGCGGGCGGCGACAACACGCAAACCTTCGGCACCGCGGCCAAGCGCTGGTCGACGATCTTCGCCGGCACCAGCACGATCAACACGTCCGACGCCCGTGAGAAGACGGAGGTCGGCGCGCTGACGCCGAACGAACTCGCCGCCGCGAGCGCGTTGGCGCGCGAGATCGGCACGTTCAAGTTCCTGGCCGCTGTGCAAGAGAAGGGCGAGGACACGGCCCGCAGCCACATCGGCATGACGGTGCAGCGGGCCATGGAGATCATGCGCGCTCACGAGTTGGAGCCGAGCGCCTACGCCTTCATCTGTCACGACGCCTGGGACGCCGAGGGCGACCAGCCTGCCGGCGACCGCTACGGGTTCCGCATGGATCAGCTGCTGGCCTTCGTGGCGGCCGGGATGGAGGCGCGCATGACCGCCATCGAAGCTCGGCTCGCCGCGCTGGAGGAGTTCGACGCATGAGGGGCATGACCGGAGCTGCGGCCGCGGCGCTCTCGCAAGAGCGCGTCGCGATGGCCGTGCTTGTTGACTTCTTCTTCACGCTGCCGGTGCGGCTGACCACCGCGGGCGTCGACATCACCTACGCCGGCAACAACTACGTCGGTGTGGGCGGCCTCGGCACCATCTCCGAGATCGAGGACAGCCCCGGGGAGCACAAGAACATCAGCCTCCAGTTGAGCGGGGTGCCGCTGGAGGTCATGGCCATTGCCTTGAACGAGGACGTGCGCAACAAGCCGATCACGCTGCGGCTGGCCACGATGGACCCGGACTCCTTGGCCGTGCTCGATGCACCCCTGATCTGGGCCGGCACGGTGGAGAACATGCCGTTGCAGATCTCCAACGAGACCGTGACCGTGACCGTTGTGGCGGAGCATCGAGCGGTGACGTTCGGGCGGCCGAAGTCCAGCTTGTATACGGACGCCGACCAGCGCAAGCTCTTCCCCGGGGACACGTCGCTGCGCTTCATCCAGAGCCAGTCCACTCACAACGACGTGTGGCCCGCCGCGGCCTACTTCAGGCAATGAGCCGCGTTCCGGATTGGCAAGTCGCCTTGGCCGAGTGCGTCGCGGCCCGAGCGCTCGTCCCGTTCGCTTGGGGTGCTCAGGACTGCGCCCTCTTCGCGGCAGACTGCGCGCAAGTCTGCACGGGGCACGATCCTGCCGCGGGGCTGCGCGGAACGTACCACGACGCGTTGGGTGCCGCCCGCGTGTTGGCCCAGTTCGGCGGCCTCGCCGCCATCGCGGCGGAGCGCTTCGGGGAAGAGGTGCCTGTTCTGTTTGCTCAGCCCGGGGACATCGGGCTGATCGAAACGGAGGGCCGAGACTCGCTGTGCGTCTGGACGGGCGGAGCCTGGCACGCGCCGGGCAAGGACGGCTTGGTCGCATTCACGCTAGACCGGGCCAAGAAGGTCTGGCGCTTGGAAAAGGAAGTTTGACGTGCCCGCAGCAATTCCGTTCATCGTGCAAGCCGTGGGGACGTTCCTCGCGGTGAATGCAACGGTCGTCATGGCGCTGACCATTGGCGCGTCGCTGGCGGTCGGTGCGTGGCAGGCGCGCCGCGCGAAGAAGAAAGCCCGCGAAGCATTCAACGCGTCTCTCGAGGACCGGCTGGTTTCGATCTCCACCGCGGACGGCCCGCGCTCGCGGCTCTACGGCCGTGTGCGCAACTCGGACGGGCTGATCTTCAAGGGCACGCACGGCACCAACAGCAACAAGTTCACGCTCGTCGTTGCTTTGGCGGGGCACGAGGTGGACGAGATCGAGACGGTGTACTTCAACGACCAACCGCTCACGCTCATCAGCGACGGGGTGGACGTGCCCGTGCTGGGCTTGGGGTACAGCGTCTTGGACGGCCCCTTCGGTCGAGACGTGCTGTTGACCGGCCGCGCCAGCACCGCGGCCACGGGCGCCACCGCTTCCGTGGTGCTGCCTTTCACCCCCGTCGCCGGGAGCGTTCAAGTCTGGCTCAAGTCCAGCTCCTCGGCCGAGTACGACATCCAGGTGACGCCCACGGTGGTGGGGAACACAGTGTCGATGAATGACCCGGCGACCGGCACGTGGGAGGTGACGTACCAATACACCCGCACCGACTACTACGCCAAGGTGTGGAAGGTGCGCGGTTCCCCGACGCAAGATCTGTCCGCGGCGCTGATGACGCGGTTCCCGACCCTGGTCACCTCGTCGGACAAGTTCTCGGGCATCGCGTGCTTGGTGGTGGAGTTGACCTACAGCCAAGACGCCTTCCCCTCGGGCCCGCCGCAGATCACGGCCGTCGTGCGCGGCGCGAAAGTCCACGACCCCCGTTCGGGCCTGACGGCGTGGACCGAGAACCCGGCTCTGATCGCGCGGGATTGGGCGCTGCATCCGAATGGCGGCGCGTGCTTGCCCGCGGAGATCAACGAACTCGCCTTCATCGCTGCCGCCAACGCGTGCGACACGGTCACGGTGTTCCAGACGACCGCGGGCACGCAGACCCGCCCGCTGTACCAAGCCGGCATCGTTTGTTCCCTCGGGCGCGACGTCAGCCCCGAGGAGCCCTTTGCAGAGATCGTGGAAGCGATGGCGGGCGAGTACGGCTGGTCGGGCGGGCGGTTGACCGTCGCGGCGGGCGTCTACCGCGCACCGGTCGCCGCGATCGACGACACTTGGCTCTCGGGGGCGGACGGCTTGTCGGTGATCAAGGACCCTCCGCGCAACGACATGGCGAACGTTCTGCGGCCGCGGATCGCCGACGCAGGCAACTACGTGTCGGACGTCACCACGGCCACGAGCGTTTCTTTCACTGCAGCGCCCTTGCCCGAGGTGCGGAGCGACGTGTTCATCGCCGCCGACGGACAGGAGCTGCCCCGCGACGTGGACCTGGGCGCCGTGACGCGGCAAGTGCATGCCCAACATGTCTGCGCGGTGATGCTGCGACGCATGCGCGATGGGATGGTCGTTGAGCTGCCGGTGAACATGAAGGCGTACCAGCTGGAGCTGTTCGACACGGTCACGCTCACGCTAGAGCACTTGGGCTTCGTCAACAAGCTCTTCGAGATCATCGGCTGGACCTTCAGCACCGAGACGCTGATCAAGTTGACCTTGCGGGAGACGGATCCCAGCATCTACAACGTGAACGCCGGCTTGAACGTCCTGAACGCCGCGCAGAACACGACGCTGCCGTCGCCGTACTATCTGCCGCCGCCGACCAACGTGACGTTGACGGCGGGCGCTTCTGTGGAAGATGCCACGGCTCAGACGCGCGTGCTGGTCACATGGGACCCGCCCCCGAGCGAAGCCGTGCGCCAGTCGGGCAAGATCGAGATCCAGTTCGTGCGCATGACCGGCGGGTTGCCGAGCGGCGACTGGCCTTCGATGACCGTGGAGGGCAACTCGACCTCTGCAACCGTGGTGGGGCTGATCGCGGGCAGCACGTACACATTCCGCCTCCGCTCACTCAACACCATCGGTGTCCGGAGCGTTTGGAGCCTGCACAAGACGGTGCTCGTGACGATCCCGGCCGCCGTGGCCGCGGCCACCAACGCTGCCGCGAACGCCGCCGCCGCGATCGCACGGCTGAACGACATCGCCAGCGACAGCTTGCTCACGCCCGACGAGAAGCCGCGCGTGATCCAGGACCGAGACGTGATCGTCGCCGAGCAAGCTGACATCGATGCAAAGGCCGCGGCGCAAGCCATCACGACGGAGAAGACGGCCTACGACAACGCGGTCGCCGCGCTGGTGGCGTATCTCGCCACGCTCACCACACCCGTCGCCTGGAACAACTTGGCCGGCAACACCGCCATCGTCGGCGTGACGTTCCGTCAGAAGTTCCAAGACGTTTACACCACGCGGCAAACGTTGCTGAACTTGATGGCCGTGAAGATCGCCAACGGGGCCGTGGGCACGGAGCAGCTGGCGCCATCGGCTGCAACCGAGGTCGCGTCATCTTCCGTCGAAGACTTCACTTTCAACACGCCGACGGACGACCCGCGGGGGACGCTGGTCAAGGAGTTGGCCTCAATCACTTATTCAAACACCGGCTCGCAGCCGATTGTGCTGGAGGCGACGGGAACGGTCTCAGGGACATTCCACAACAGCTTTGTGGCTCCTTCGACTGGTTATGGGGTGGTGTATGCGCACATATACGCCATGAATGGCAACACCATCATCACGCCCTTCTCGCGTCAGTCCCGCGCATCGTTCACGCCGCAGGACGGTGAAAGTCCCGCCGCGTCCTTGGCCGTTGTTTGGCAGTACGTGCTGCCGCCCGCCACCACGGTCTCGTTGGACTTGGTTGTGCGCAACGACGTGCCCGCAGGCAAGGCCGTGAACTTAAGCGCGCAGCTGCGCGTGGCGGTCATCAAGCGCTGAGGCAAGGAAAGGAACTCGTCCGATGCCGATCTACTCGTTCTACAAGGCAGACACAGGGCTCTTCTCGGGCCGGCTCTTTGAGGGTCCCGAGACGATGCTCGTCCTCAACACGCCACTCGGCCACGTGGCGCTTGAAGGTGTGTACGACGCGCTCGCGCAGCGCTTCGACTTGGCCACGAAGACGGTGGTTGAGTGGAAGCCGCAGCAGCCCACGAGCACAGCGCTCGAGACCTTTGTTTGGGATTCGCAGTCGCGTCGATGGCTCGGTCGTCCGACCGCCACGGCTTTGGCGCAATCCGTGCGAGCAGAACGCGCGAGCCGTTTGGCGGCGTCGGACTGGACCCAGCTGGCGGACGCCGACTTGACCGCAGACGAGAAAGCGGCGTGGAAGGCCTACCGCAAGGCGCTGCGCGACGTGACGGAGCAGCCGGGCTTCCCCGACGCGATCGTCTGGCCCGTGTCGCCGTGAGGCATTTTGCTCGGAGCAATCGTGCGATAATTTGCGAAAGAATTTGGTCGTAGCGCCGAGGACCTCGAATGGACATCGACCTCCAGGACATCAAGAAGTTCATCTGGAACAATCCGATTGTGGCGGGCGCCGCGGGATCTTGCATTGCCGCTGTCAAATTCGCTGCCCCCGGTACGGGGGCCTTCGAAAAGGGAGTGAACTTCGTTTCTGGCGCGCTGGCGGCGGGATACTTATCCCCTCCGCTCTGCGCATACCTCAAAATGACAACGCCAGAATACACACTCGGTGCGGCCTTTGTGCTCGGCTTCCTGAGCATGTCGATCGCCGCCGCGATCCTCGGCGGCATCCGAGAAACCCCGTGGGGCGCGATCCTCACCGGCTGGTTCTCCCGGAGATAAAAGCGATGGATCTGATCCTCTCCCTGGCGAACGCTGCTGTTTGCGGCGTTCTGGCGTTGGTGCTCATCGGGATGGTGCTGTCGCATCGCATCCACGACGGCATCGTCATCAAGACAGGCCTCTGCGGGATGGTGCTGGGCTTTGGGGCGATCGCGGTCGCGCTCATCGACGGCTCCCCGGTGGGCGACGGCATTCGATTCAGCCGCGCCTTGCTGCTCGTCAACGCAGGCATCGCAGTTGTTCTGGTCGGCTATCTGTGGCGAGCGCGCCAGGCCGGTCATGCAGTACGGCGGACCACCGACTGGGTCGAACTCGAACCGAAAGAGCAGAAATGAAACGCAACCGCTCCCTCGTTCTACTTTTCGTCGCTGCGATCGGCCTGAACGCCGCCGCGCAAACCGTCACCGAACTCTGGCAACCGACGCGCGACGACACGCGCACCAAGATCGGCACCACCAACTACCCCACCTTCGAAGAGTGCAAGGCGGCCGTCCTGGCCCACGCCAAGCAGCAACAGATCGCGGCCACCTACGACTGCTCGCTGCGGCTGCGGTACACGCCGGGCTCGACGCTGCCGGTGCCCACGCCCACGCCGACCGTCCCCTCCGCCCCCGTTGCCGGCGACTGGGTGATGGGTCAGCAGCTGGGCTCTGCCGCGCTGCCGCCGCGCCCTGCCCGCGGCGTGCTCACCCCTGACCCAGCCTTCAAGACGCTGGTGGCGCGGGTGACCGATCGGGCCGACGCGCCTGTCGGCTGGGCTCGGAACGACTACTCGCGTCGCCAAGCCTTCAACGCCAACAACACACGGCAGCTCGTCTCGTCGAGCAACGGCTTCTGGCACCTGCACAACGCACAGACCTTCGCGTACGTGGGCGTGCTGCGCGGCCCGGCCGGCGACGCCGAACCGCAGTGGCACCCGACGAACCCGGATTTGCTGTACTACCTGCCCACCAACGGCGTGGGCATGCAGCTGCTGGAGCTGAACGTCGCCACGGGCGCGTCGCGGGTTGTTGGCGACTTCGGCGCCCGTCTGAAGGCCAAGTGGCCCGGCGCCGCCGCCGCGTGGACCAAGTCCGAGGGGTCGCCTTCGGCCGACGGCCGGTACTGGTGCTTCATGGTCGACAACGGCAGCTGGGGCAGCGTGGGCGTCTTCACGTGGGACCGTGACACCAACACGGTGCTCGGTACTTTGAGCACGAGCGGCGACCGGCCCGACCACGTGAGCATGAGCCCGAGCGGCAAGTTCTGCGTCGTGTCCTGGGACGGCACCAAAGGAACCGTGGCCTTCAACCCTACCTTCACGACCAGCAAGAAGATCCTCCACAAGTCGGAGCACTCGGACATCGCGCTGCTGCCGAACGGGGATGACGCCTACGTGGCCGTGGACTACCAGTCCTCGGGCGGCGACGTGTTCATGGTCAACCTGACGACCGGCGTGCGCACGCTGCTGTTCTCGTCGTACCTGGCCGGCACGGCGCGCGCCTTCCACTTCAGCGGCAAAGCCTACGGCAAGCCGGGCTACGTCCTTGTGTCGGCCTATGGCCAGTACGGCGGCGACGTGAAGTGGATGGACAACAAGGTCACGCTCGTCGAGCTGAAGGCCAACCCGCGCATCTTCAACGTCGCAATGCACCGCTCGGTGGTGCCGACGAGCGGCTACTTCTTCGAGCCGCACGCCACGATCAATCGCAACGCCACGCTGGTCGCATTCACATCGGGTTGGGGCAGCACCAACACAGCCGACCTCCACGCATTCCAAGCCCGCCTGCCCGCGGTGCCGTGATGAGAAGGAGTGGTGGCATGCCGCCCGAGGTTCACGCAAAATTGATCAGCCCGGACATCAAGGGGTCCATCGCGCAAGCGCTCGGCACCTTGCCGGCGAGCATGAGCAGCATCAAGGCGCTGGTGCTGCTCTACGCCATCGGGCTGCAGGAGAGCCGCTTCACGGAGCGGTACCAACTGATCGAGCGGGACGGCCGCATCGACCGTCGGATCAAGGGCCCGGCCCGCGGCTTCTGGGGCTTCGAGCTGGGCGGCGGGGTGGTGGGCGTCATGACGCATCCCGCTTCTGCCAAGCACGCCGAACGGATCTGCGAGCTGCGAGGGGTCGAGTTCGACGCCCACTCCATCTGGACGCAGCTCGAGACTGACGACGTGCTGGCCGCCGCGTTCGCAAGGCTGTTGCTCTGGACCGACCCCTTCCCCCTCCCAGGGCTGAACGATCCGGACGACGCCTGGGAGCTGTACGCCAAGCGGCTGTGGCGTCCGGGCCGTCCTCGCCGGGCCACGTGGCCCACCTATCACGCCGCGGCCTGCTTGGCCGCGGATCGACGCGCCATCGGGCGCAGCTGAAGGAGCCATCATGGAAGTCTTCGTCCCCCTCATCGCCTTCGTTCTTGGCGTGGGCACCGGCTATGCCGGCTACCGCTACCACCTGAAGCGCGATCCCGTGAAGCTGGAGCGCTGGGCCGCGGCCATCAAGGCTGCGCGCGTCAACGCAGAGCGCAAGCTCCGCGAGCGCGTGTGACGCCTGCCGCGATCGCAGGTGTGGTCGCCGTCGTCTTCGTCGGCGGGTTCTCCGCTGGCTGGGCGACACGCGGCTGGCGTGAAGATTCCACCGATCTGAAGGCTGTCCAGCAAGCCGCGGCCCGGCTCAACGACGCTCGGAAGTGGCAGGACCAAGCCGCGGCCGAGTTCGAACGCGGCCGGGCGCAAGCCGACGTGCGTGAAGTGCAAGTGACCCAGGAGGTGGTGCGTGTTGTTTCGAAGCCTGTTTACCTGGAGCGTTGCCTGGACGATGACGGCCTGCGCCTCATCTCCGCCGACATCGACGCCGCCAACGCCCGCCGCGGCTTTGCGCCAGCGGTGCCCGCCAGTGCCGGAGATCGCTGACGGAACGAAAAAGGCCCAGCTCCTTTGGAACCGGGCCATGATCCGGCAGTACAGCGACTGCGCAGCGCGGATGGACAAGTTGATCGAGGCCCTGGAGCCTCGACCCTGACTCAGAACCCCCGCTTGCTCGGGTAGTCGTCGGTGCCCGAAGAGCGCGGCGCGCCGTCCTCTTCGTACTTGACCGCCACCGAGCCCTTGGCCACGGTCTGGTAGAACTCCTTCGCCGCGGCGTACAGATCGGCGCGCTGCACCTGCCCTTCGAGCGCGAACTTCAGGCCGTACCAGCTGCCCTTGTCGTTGCTCTCGGCGACGGACTGAATGCGCACCACGTTGGCGAAGGTCGGCGGCTGCACCAGGGCGCCCGTCGAGGGGTTGCGCACTTTCACGTTCGCCAGAATGCTCATCAAGTTCTTCGACTTCTTGATCTGGGTGGACGTGAGCGAGAGCACAGCTTGCGTCCACGCGCCGGTCTCCTCGTCGAGGATCAGGACGTAGTGGTTGCGCGTGTCGGCCACGCGTGCGCACTTCTTGTCGTCGAGCACGCCGCCCGGCAGCGGGAACAGGAGCTTGCCGGTCGTGTCCTCGACCAGCTGGCCGGTCTCACGCAGACGCGCCACTTCGGTTTCCGTCAGCTCGCCCTTGAAGCCGCCGTCCGGGGTGCCGCGGGCGCCCCAGTGGATGAACACGCGGCGGTAGTGGCAGGGCACCACCAGCAGGCCCTTCTTGCCGTCGTAGACGCGGTTGCCCACGTTCTCGAACAGCATGCCGGCCTTGGCCCCGTCGATGATGTGCGCGCCGCCGTCCACCGACTCGTCCACTTGCGGCGAGCCCTTCTGGAGCACGCTCAGGAACGGGATGGCAAACGACTCTTGCGAGGCGCCTTCCATGCCTGCGCCGGCGTCAGCGAAGAACGCCGCGCTGTCCAGCGCGGGGACGGCGAGCGCGGTGCTGGCGGTTTGTTCGGCCAGAGCGGTGGAGGTTTCTTTCTTGGACATGGCGTGACTTTCTGAAGTTGAGTTTGTCGAGCGAGGGAACGGGCTCACTTGCGCCGCGGGGGCGTGAGCTTGGCTTTGGAATAGGGGCGGATGGAGAACAGGTCGAAGGGGACGGCCGTGCCCGCGGCGAGCTGCTCCTTGACGAAGGACTTGAGCGTGCTGGGGTGGACGCCTTCGTTCAGCTCGGCTTGCAGACCTTGCTCGTGCAAGCGGTTGCGGGTCTCGAGAGCGTGCTCCCGCTCGCTCTTGTCGAACGCGACGGAGACGGTGGTCTTGATGATGCCGCCGAAGCCGTTGGCCTGCAGCCAGTCGAGCGCAGCGGCCTTCTTGTCTGCGGTGAGCGCTGCGTCCACCTCGTCGCGCACTTCGACGGACGAGCCGTCCTCCAACTTGATCGAGGCGAGGCCGATCTCGCGCATCAGCTCGGGAAGATCCTCCTCCGCGGTGCGGCGGAAGGCCTCCTTGGCTCGGGCGAGATCCTCTTCGAGCGCCTCGACCTTGCTCTTCTGCATCGCCATGAGCAGGGACAGCTCGGTGACGCGGCTGAGTTCGGCGCTCACAGACGGATCTCCGTCGGCAGGTAGTCCGACGTTTGCCGGTCCCACTTGAGCAGCCGCAGGAGGCCGCCCGTGCGCTTCGCCGCGATGCACGCGGCCGCAGCGATCAGCGACGGGTCGCCAACGGCAACGAGCCAGTCTTCGGTCGTGTAGTCGTCCATGCGCTCCTTCAACGCCGTCACCAGCTGCGCCGTGGCGAGCCGGTTGGCGTTCGGGGGAAGCAAGACGACCATCTCGCCGTGGGCAGCAGCGGCTTGGATGTTGACGGTCGGAACCCACTCGCGAGTGAGGTGATCGATCCGACTGGGGATCTGAGGGACGTAGACCTTGGGGGCGGTCATGCAAATTTCCTTTCTGGGCTGAGCGAGCCCTGATTATCTCTCGTCTCGTCGCCCAAAATCGCGGCGGCGAGGCTTTCTTTTCGTTGAAGAGCGAGGGTTATTTTTGCATCGATGGTGTCCTCTGCGATCAAGTCGGTGTACACAACGTTCTTCCGGGTGCCGATCCGGTGCGCGCGGTCCTCGGATTGGAGCCGCGTCTCGAGGTTGTAGTCGTTGGAGAAGTAGACGACCTGCTCCGCCGCGGTGAGCGTCAGCCCGATGCCGCCCGACTGGGCCTGCCCGACGAACACCTCGGCGTCGCCGTTCTGGAACCGGTCCACCGCGGCCTCGCGGTCCTTGTCGCCGACGCCCCCGTGGTACTCCACCACGACGCGCCCCGCTGCGCGCAGAGCAGCGGCAATCGCGCGCAGCTCCTCGCGGAACCGGGCCCAGACGATGTACTTGCCGGTGATGTCCTCGTCCAGCTCCAGCAACGCGCCGAGCCGCTGCGATTCGCCCGGCAGGAACTCCACGCCCCCGTCCGGTTTGAGCACGTAGCCGCTGGTGATCTGCTGCAGCTTGTTCAGCGAGGCGAGCTTGTCCACGCTCAGAACCTCGCCGCCCACCTCCATCCGGAAGTCCTTGCGCATCAGCTCGTACGCGCGGCGCTGGTTGGGCGTCAGCTCGAAGCTGACGGTCTTGTAGATCTTCTCGGGCAGGTCCAAGCAGTCTCGCTTCAGCACGCGGAACGAGTGCGGCTCCAGCAGCTTGTTGAGGCGCTGCAAGTTCTTCCACCGCGGCGAGCCGTCCGGGTTGCGCGCGATCACCTGTGCCTGGCCCGAGCGCGGCGACCGCCGGGCCATCGCCTGCATCATCGGGTGGCCCGGGGGCAGCAACTCGGCGTACTCCGCCACGAACGCCCGGTAGCTCGTGGTCCCGAGCAGTCCGCTCTCCAAGAACTCCATCTGCGCGAACACGTCGGTCGGGGCGTTGGTGATCGGGGTGCCGCTCGCGATGCGACGGTACGGGAACCAATCGCGCAGGTCGAGGATCGCTTTGGTGCGTGCGGCGGCCGGGTTCTTGATGCGGCTGGATTCGTCCAGGATGCACATCGCCTGGGTGGCCATCACGAACCGCCGCAGGAAGCCGCCGCCCTCCTTGGTCACCACCGCGTCGATGTTGATCGAGAAGATCCGCAGCTTGGGGATGTCGCCGCGCTGCCGGGCATGGAGCAACTCTTCCTCCATCCGCTCGCGCTCGCGCTTGCCCGCCCCGGAGCGCCAAGCGTGCGCCACGTAAAGCACGTCCAAGTGCGTCGGGATCTCGCGACGAACCCAGTTGGTGTGCACGCCCTTCGGCGCGATCACGACCAGCGCGTCGATCTTGCCCGCGGCGTAGAGCCGCTCGGCTTCGGCCAGCCCGGTCCAGGTCTTGCCCGTGCCCTGCTCCATGAAGTACGCGTAGGCCTCGCGCCCGGCCGAAGCCCGGAGCGCGGCCAGCTGGTGGTTCATGCCTTGTGTTTTCATCTCTTCTTGTCTCCCAGCACCTCGAAGATGCTTGTCCAATCGGTTGCTGCAGCGAGCTGGGTCAAGTCCGCGCAGGTCATGCCATTGATCGAATCGGCCAGTCGGCCCGGCAACAGCCAGTGATCGAAGGAACCGCAGCCGACAAGAATCCAGCTCTTGCCGCCCGCGCGGTTCCAGGCGAGGTGCCAGTTGCGCTGGTCGATGCTCAGGCCATCGTTCCCCAGCAGCCGCGTCGTCGGGCGGACAGGGGGCGCGGCCACAGCTTTCAATTCTACCAACGTCGTGTTGCCGGCGACCAGCGCGAGCACGTCCGGGAATCCTGGCTCGCCGACGACGTTTTCGACTCGCAGCAACAGCACCCTTATGGGGGCCTTGTTGCGGAATCTGTCCCAGAGCTTCTGCTCAGTCTTTCTCATTCAGCGCCTCCGGTCGCGTCAGACACTTCATCCGCAAAACTTGCACCATCGGGAACCCGGGCACCTTGTGGCCCCGGACCAACACCACGTCCTCTTCCGCCCGCAGCTCCTCCAGGGCGCGGCGGCCCAGCGGCTCGAATCCCGCGGCGGTCAGTTGGCGAGTGTACCGGTCACGGCGCTCGACGGGAGGGATCCGACAGATGATGGGGATCCCGGAATCGTCAAGCACGAAGATGTCGGCGAACAGCGTCGGCCCCTCCTTGCGCTTGCCGCCGCGGCGGGCCAGCCGGACCGTCTCGTTCTCGTCGCGCATTTCCTTCTTCGAGACCTTGCCCAGGAACAAGACCTCGCCGCCGTTCTGCGGGAACTGATCGGCGCGCAGCACCACCGACCCGGGCATGCATCCGACCGACTCGGGCTCTTCGTACACGCGACGCCACGCGGCGGCGATAGGGAACATCTCTGTGTACCGCACGGTCGCCTTGGCGATGCGCTCCCGAAGCTTCTCCGTCATCGTGCCGGTGCGCCGCGCCTCCACGGCTTGCACAGCCTTGGCCGGACCGAAGCCGACGAGGTTCTTGAACCCGCCGACCAGGTTGCCGTCCACCGCGGCCCAGTCCACGTCGCTCAGGTCGGGGTCGAACGCGGAGTAGGTGATGCCTTCGGCGTGCATCTCCCGCAACAGCTCGAGCGTCTTGGCCTCGGCCTTGTCGCCGGTGGAGCCTGCTTGCCGCAGACACGCCGCCGCGTACTCCAGCGGGTGGTGCGCCTTCATCCACGCGCACCAGTACGCGATCACCGCATAGGCGCAAGTGTGGCTCTTGTTCATCCCCCACGCCCCGAAGGAGCAGATCTCGTCCCAGATGGACTGCGCCTCCGCGGCGGAGAACCCACGCGTCTGTGCCCCCGCGACGAACTCCGCGCCGCGTCGGTCGAAGTACTCTTTGCCTTTGCGGCCGGACATGGCCTTGCGGATCTCGGCGACCACCTCCCACGAGAGGCAGCCAATCTCGAATGCAATGCGCATCACCTGTTCCTGGTACAACACCAACCCCAGCGTCTCGCCGAGATAGGTCTCCATGGACGGGTGGCGGAATGTGACGGGCTCGCGCCCCGCGGCGCGGGCGATGTACTTGTTGGTGGCGCCGCCGCCCAAGGGGCCCGGCCGGGCGAGGGCGGTGATGTGGTCGATTTCACGAAACGACCGGATGTCGATCTGCGAGGCGACGGTGCGCTGCGCCTGGCCCTCGAACTGGAACACCCCGGCGAACTTGCCTTGGTTGAGAACGGCGAGCGCGGCGGGGTCGTCGAGCTTCAGCGCGTAGAGCTGCTCCGCGGTGACGCAGCCGCTGTCCTCAATCACGCTCAATGTCGTCAGCCCCAGCGCGTCGATTTTCAGCAGGTTGAGGTGCTCGCTGTCGGGCTTGTCCAGCTGAGCCACGCCGTCCTTGACGGTGCAGAACTCGTCGAGCCGCGCGTTGGACACCACCACCCCTGCCGCGTGCACGCCGGTGTGCGTGGCGTGATTCTCGACCACGCCCATGAGTTGCGCCTCGGGGTGCCGGCGCACAAAGGCCCGGCCCGGCTCGGTGCCGACGAGGGTGTCTTCGAGCGAATGCCCGTAGCGGCTGTCGCCAGAGCTGTACTCGATCAACACGTTCAGCAGCCCAAACACCTCCTCTTTGGGGATTCCGAACACCTCCCCCACGCGGCCCATCACGGTGCGGGGCTTCATTGTGTTGATGTTGCCGAGCCGGGCTACGTTACGCGCGCCGTACTTGTGCGACAAGTACTCGAAGCACAAGTGTTGCTGCGAGAAATCGATGTCGATGTCGGGGAGATCTTTGCGGGTGAGGTCGATGAACCGCTCGAACAGCAGCCCATGCGGCAGGGGGTCCACCTCGGTGATGCCGAGCACGTAGCACACCAACGATCCAGCCGACGACCCGCGGCCCGGGCCAACAAGCATGTGGCGCTTGGCCCACGCGATCAAGTCCGCCACCACGTAGAAGTAGCTCTCGAAGCCTTTCTCTGCAATGGCCTTCAGCTCGTGCTGCAGCCGCGCCTCGTAGGTCGGGTTCCACTCGGCGATGTGCCCCTTGGCGAGCCGCGCCGCCTGCCCAGCGCGGGCGGCGGCGGGCAGGTCGTACTCGAACGAGATCATCGGCGCCGTGGGCAGCTGCCGCGCGCAGCGGCTTGCCGCCTCGTGTGTGTTGACGACCGCCCGGTCGAACTCGGCGTCCGTCAGCGTCGGGAACGTCCGGCGCAGCTCGTCCGGGTCGAGCAACAAGTGTTGCGGGGTGATCTTCGAGCGACCCGAGATGGCCATGAACGCGGCGTAGTCGGCGCGCGTCGCGTAGGCGTTGTCGCTCGTGAGGACGAGCGGCTTGCCAGTGCGTCGCGCCAGCTCCAGCGAACGCGACTGCTGGGCGAGCGACGCGGGGTTCAGGTCCACGTAGTCGAACGCTTCCGGGTCGGTGAGCGCGGCGCCCGCGAACCGCACGAGCCCGGGGCTGGTCCGGAAGAGCGCTTCGATGTCGGCGCCTTCCTGCCGCGCGGCGGTGCTGAACCGGTAGAACGCCTTCGTGTCCGCGGCCAGCGCCCACGCCTTGGGTTTCTTTCCGTCGGGTTGGGGAACGGTGAGCTCGGTGCCGAATAATGGCGCCGTGGTGGTCTTGCTCAAAGCCTTCAGCCACTTCACGTGCCCCCATGTGCCGCCGTCCACGATTCCCGCGGCGGGGCACTCGGCTGCGGCCAACGCCGCGGCCAGCCGGCCCACGGGGGCGAAGGTTGCGATGTCCCGCCCGCCGTCCCGGAACGTGAACTCGCTGCGGACGCGCAGTTGTGGGATCACAAGTGCCTCCAGATCTGTTGTCGTTGAATGATCTCCACCAGGGCCAGCACGTCGTCCAGCGCTCGGTGGGTCTGCGGCAGGGGCCGCTCCATCGCCCACTCGTACACCTCCGTCAGCTTGGGCATCCGGCCCCACAGCGGCGTGAACTCGCCCACCGTGCACAACTCCCGCGCGGGCCAGGGGAACTCGGTCAAGTTCGCCCGGGCCAGCTCGCCGCGCAAGATCTGCCGGTCGAACGGCAAGTTGTGCGCGACGACGGCTGTCGCCTGCCGGAAGATGTGCTGCAGCTGCGGCAAGGCGTCCACGAAGCTGGGAGCGTCGGCGAGGTCGGCGTCCGTCAGGCCGGTGATCTTCGTGATCACGGCTTCCAACGCCTGCCCCGGGTTGATCAGCAAGGAGAGTGTCTCCACCACCTCGCCGGTCTCCCGACTCAGCAACGCTCCCCCGAACTCGATCGCCCGGGGCTGCTTGCGGACATCGGCGTCCGGGTGCAGCGTCAGCCCCGTGGTCTCCCAGTCGTGCACGAGGATCAGCCCCGAACTCATCGCCCCGCCCCTGGGTCCTCGCGCCGCGCCAAGCTATCTTCGGTCAGCTCCTGCAGAATCGCGGCGTACACAGCTGCATCGTGCGCCGAGTCGACGTGCCCGCCCGCGGAGAAATTCTGCGCGTAGCGGCTCAACTTGGACGCCACCTGCACCAACACGCCGAGGCGGTTCCAGTCGTCGATCGATTCGACGTGCAACCCTCGCGGGAACAACCCCTTCATCACTTTGCCGAAGTGCTTGTAGTTGTCGCCGTAGACCGCGTTGCGTTCGCGGTAGGTCTTGGACGCGGTGGCGAGGATGTCTGCCGCGTCGCGTGCGGGGGCGGGCTTGGGGTCGTCCTTGCCTTCGTGGTAGCCGATGCTGAGCTTGATCCTCTGTGCCTCCACAGCCGCCTTCCAGTTGTCGGCGCTGGCCGAAACGCCCGGGAGCGCCTCGCGGAGCCAGTCGCGCTTGGGCGGCGCGTACGCGTCCACGCTGTGGCACTTCAGGACGCTGGCGCTCAGGCCGCTGTCGCGGTACATCTGCACGATGTCCTCGCGGTCGTCGTAGGCGTGATCGATCCAAACGCCCTTGCCGCGCCGCTCGCGAAACCCCGCGAGGAGGTGCTTCTTCAATTCGACGGAGCCGTCCGTGTTTCCGTTCGGTCGCATCAGCATGACGCAAACGGGTGCGCCCGGATCGATCAACAACAAGTTGTGTCGCTGCAGCCACTCGATGGTGCCTTTGCGGAACGCTTCGGGCCGCCCGGTGATGTAGAGCGGGGTCTGCCCCTGCTGGATGCGACGGCGCACGATCTCGCACGACGGCTCGTGCGGAAAGTCTCGTTCGAAAGCCTCATGATACGCCGCGTAGCGCTTGTTCAGGTCGGTCTGGTGCCAGTCGATGAGCGGGATGCGCGAGCGGTCGTCGCTGATGCAGTTGTCGATGTCGCAGATGAAGAACTGTTGGTTCATGATCAGGCACCCTTCCGCAGCAGGTCGATGGCCTTGGCGATCTCCCATCCGGGGCCGCTGCCCGTCGTGAGGCCGATCGACTTCACGACCTCCTCCAGCATCGTGATCGCTTCCTCGTTCGCGGGGCGGAAGAACTCTTCAGCCCAGGGCCACAACTCGACAACCTGGCGGCGCATCTCGGCCACCATCTCGCGGTACGGCCCCTGGGCGCGCAACGAAGACCGCGCGGCCACGAGGTCGGCGAAGGCCCGGAGGTTGTACTTGGCCACGAGATTGGACGAAGTGCCCATGGGCAACGCGTCGCGTGCGTCTTCCTTGGAAGAGCCGCTGTCCATCAGGAACTGGTACGTGTCGCGGCAGTTCTCTGCGTTCTCGGCGTACGCACCGAATTTGCTGGAGTCGGGCTCTTCCTCGTATGGGTTGATGATGTCGATGTCGCTCGCGTCCACCACGCGCAGGGACTGCATGGCGAAGCTGGCCTGCCGGCTGCGCGTCACCTGCTGTGCGGTGGAGCGAGTGAGACCTTCGACCGCGAAGATCACGTCCACGAACTCCCACGACGACCGAATCGTGCGGGCCATCGCGCGCAGCTCGGGGAGCATCTGCTCGGCGGTCATCGCCTTGAAGCGACCGAGGTTGTCGGCGGACATGTTCAGCCGCGTGTTCTTCGTGAAGAGCAGCAACGCGGCGGCGTCCTGCGTTGCGCTGATGAGGGTGACTTTCATGATCAACTTTCTGAAGGGGAAGGAGAATTATCGGGCCGCGGCTTGCAGCAGGTCGTACCCGACGGCGTTGTTGGCGAGCAAGTTCTTGATCACGCCGATGTCCGTGACCACGTCGTCGAGCAAGATGTTGCGCCACGTGGCGAACCGCCCGAGCGAGTAGATCCGGCGCTCCTGCGTGAGCCGGAACAACAGCGCCTTGCGCACCTCGGCGGCGAGCGGGGCGATCTTGCCGTACTTCTGCTCCACGGTGTCTTGCACCTTGATCGAGCCGCGGGGCAAACCGAACGCCGCTTCGATGGTCAGCAAGTCCAGCCGCGCGTCGTGGTCGCGCACTTGGTTCGAGGCGAACTCGGCGATCAGCGTCGAGCCCGTGATCGAGGCGCGATAGAGCTGGGTGTGGCTGTCCGGGAAGTACGTCGTCTGGAACACGTCGGCGCCTTCCACCCGGCCGCGCACCACCGTGATCGGCGCCCGCTCGAACGTCAGGTCGTGCTCGATGCCCAGCGACCCCAGCACGATCGGCAGCGGCGCGGTGGAGACGATGCGGCCCGTGGAGCTGCCGAAGTTGAACTCGGTGTCCCACTCGACGCGGCCCTTGGTGTGCTCGATCAGCCGCTCGTAGAAGTCGTCCGGCGCCACGAACCGCTCCACCGGCTCCAGCGACCAGATGCTGCGGTCGCCCGCGATCCGGCCCAGGCACTTGTGGGCGTACTGGTTGGCGAGCCGGATATCCACGGGCCGGTACGCGCCCTCGGACCACACGCCCTTGCGCACCTGCACGCGGCGGAAGTCGACGCCCGTGAGCCGGGCGACGGCGTCCGATCGAAACCGGAGCAGCGCCGCGTGACCCAGCCGCGGGGCCGGGGCGGCCTCGAACACCGGGGACCGGGGCCACGCGTGCGCGGCGATCAGCCCGGCGAGCCCGGCGCCCACGATGACGGGGGCGCGGCTCATGCGCAATCCTCTTTGGAGCACGGCTCGACGTGCTTCTTCTCCATCAGCTTCTGCACGTAGCTGCGGACGGGCGCCTCGTAGAGCGCGTTCAGCGCCTCGATGGTCACGCCCTTCGGGGCGAAGCCTTGGATGCTGCGCAGGATCTCGGCGCGCAAGCTGGCGGCTTGGGGCTTGCTGCTGCCGGCGAACGTCGCGCGCACGGCGACGAAGGGCGGCGTGGTGCGCTTCTGGCGCTTCTTGACGGGGGGCTTGAGCCGCAGCGCGGCTTCAGCCTTGCGCGCGGTGTACCACAAGCCGCTCTCGGTGGAGCCCTTGGGGTAGGGGTTGCCGTCGGCGGGCGGGGGCACCGGGGTGGGCTCGACGCACGTGTGCTCCTCCAGCTTGGCCAGCTCGGCAGCCTTCATCCGCAGCTCGGCCTGGGTCTTGGGCAGCGGCACCGTGCCGCGGGGAACTCCGGCGTGCCCGGCCGCGTCGGTGGCGGCCAGGATCGCCATGCGCACCCGGCCCTCGCCCACCGCGCGGCTCGAGAAGCGACGCACGCTCTGGCCGGTGAGCGCGTTGTAGGTGGCGAGCAGATCGGCCATGCTGGCGTCGGGGATCTCGGATTGCGAGCGGAGAATTTTCTCTGTCATGGGTCCTCCTTCGGGAGCTTCAGAGCGCGCGCCAAACGGCACGCAAGAGCCGCCCGAACCAGCTGCGGCTCGGTCGGCGGGGAACGGGTTGGTGAGGGGACAGGAGTTCACGCACACGCTGCGACTCCTGGAACTGCGTCTCGACGAAGGAGCTGTGCCACGCGTGCTCTTCGCCACGCTTGCGGCCGGCGCGCATCAGTGCAACGCCACCACGGTGCCGCTGTCCGCGACGATCACGCCCGAGAGCAGCAGCGTGTGCACCGCGCAAAGCAGCGTGGCGCCGTGAATCAGCAGCTCCTCGGCGATCGTGCTCTGCAGCTCCTGCACGGTCGTGACGGGGATGTCGTCGACGGTGCCGTCGATGCGGATGAACTGAACGGTTTCCATGGCAAGTTCCTTTCTGGTTGTGAGGCCCCGAAGGGCCGGGGTGTTAGGCCAGATAGGCCTCGATCACTTCAGCCTTGATTTCGCAGAGGCGATCCAGAAGCTTTTCATCACCAGCCCTGCTGGCGACCATCTGCATGCGGCTGATGGCCTCCAGAACATCAAGGCATGCGTCCTTTGCAGCTTGTTCAACGTCTTGGCGGGTGATGGTTGCGTTCATTTCGTGTCCTTCGGTGTGGTCAGGCGACGATCCAACGGACCGAGACGAAGCCCATCCGGTCGAAGCGGGCGAGGGCGGCTTTCTCGGACGCGGCCTTCACGGTCATGACGGACTTGTCGCCGTTCGGAGCGGTGACGAGAGCTTTGAAGGAGGTCAGTGCGTTCATTTCAAGTTCCTTTCTGTTGATGAAGCAATTCTGCTCTAACTTTTGCTTCAAGGCAAGCAATTTTTGCTTCAATCGTGAAGTCAGCGAACGCGCTCGGCAGTCATCAGCACCCAGGAGCACGTGACAAGCTCGTTGGCGCGGCACTTGGCGCGGCCCGTGGACTTCTCGAGCACCACGACGGTGGCCAAAACCTCGCCGCGCGCACCCCAGAAGACGACTTTGTACTCGTGCATCGCTCAGTCCTCCGAGCGCAGTTCGCCCATGGCGGCCAGCTCGACGCGGATGCGGTCGCGCTCTTGCTCCCAGACGCCGCGCTGCAGCTCCAACTGGGCCAGATCTTGCTCGATGTGCTTCAGGCAGAACCGCAGGTAGGACACCTCGACTCGGTCGGCCAGGCGGGCGAAGGGGCTGAAAAAGAAGGTCATGGTGCGCTCGGGCTTCGTGAGGGGCCGTTCGACAGCGATGCAAGCCAGCTCTTTCAACAAGCGGCGGGCGACGGGGAGGGTCATGATCAAGTTCCTTTCTGAGTGTCGATGAAGCAATCATGCGCCACTTTTGCTCGATCGGCAACAACTTTTTGCTTCAATCGCAAAAAAATATTTCATTTGCCCGACCAGAACTTGGAGCACAATTCGGGCCTCGACACAACAGAAAGGAACTTGGTCATGACGGATGCGGAAAGCTTCCTGGCCGCGCTCGGGGCGGACATGCCCCCGGACGAGCGGCTGATCCTCTGCGGCTTCCCCGGCGACCCCAACAACGCTCCCACCACCGCGTGGCGCCCTCGGCCCTGGCGGCTGGGCGGGGAGCTGGTGCTGCCGGAGGCGTGGAACGGGTACGTGACGGTGGGGTCGTTCCGGCGGGCCGCGGACGGGTCGTTCCGGCGCCGCACCGAGACGTTCGCCGCGGGGCGGGCGCTCATGGTGGACGACGTGGGCACCAAGGTCGACCGGGCTGTCGTCGCGGGGGTGCCGCCCACGCTGCGCATCGAAACCTCCCCGGGCAACGAGCAGTGGTGGTACTTGCTCTCCGAGCCCGAGCGCGACGCCGCGCGGTTCGACGGGGTGATCCGGGCGTTCATCTCCGGCAAGCTCCTCGGCGCCGACCCGGGGATGTCCGGGGTGACGCGGGTCGGGCGGCTCCCGGGGTTCCTGAACGGCAAGGCGGCCTACGGCGGGTGGCGCGTGCAGCTGCGCGAAGCCTCCGGCCGGCGGTACACGTGCGACGAGCTGCTCGCCGCGTTCGGCCTCCAGATCAACGGCCGTCGCCAACGCCGCGAGCGGCTCCAGACCGAAGAAGCGCTGGAGCGCAACCGCGCGTACACCGATGCGTACAAGTTCCTCGCCGCGCGCCGGATGCTGAAGCGCGAGGAGCCCGACCCGAGCGGGTGGACCGAGATGACGTGTCCGTGGCTCGAAGACCACACGGCCGGCGCCGACACGGGCGCCGCGGTGCGCGAGCCGGCGGAGGAGAACGAGTTCTACGGGGCGTTCCGCTGCCACCACGGCCACTGCGCCGACCGGGGTTGGGCGGAGCTGACCGACTGGATCAACGACCAAGCCCTCGACGAGCTGGAGGCCGCCGCCGCGCGGGAGGCGGCATGAAGCCCCCTCAGCAGCGGCCCGAGACGCCGACGGAGATGATGGATGACATGGCGGAATACGCGGAGCGGCAAGTCGCTCCGGTCTACCAAGGGCGCCCCGCCGCGCCGCAACAACAGGAGGAAGAACAATGGAGCTGATCAACTTGGCCTGGGACATGGCCTACGCGGTGCGGTTCGCGGATCGCTTGGACGTGGGCTGGCAAACGTCACTCCCCGTGAGCGGGTGGAAGCCCGGAGAGACGCACAAGGTCGTCGCCGAGCTGCGCAACGCGACCCTCAGCGGCTCGTGCACCGTGGCGGTGGAGTTCCGCGCCGCCGACGGCGGCATCGTCCGCAACTTCGTGCGCACCGTGCGCGGCAACCAGCGACAACGCGTCGAGATCGTCTTCGCGGCGCCGAACTTCACCCAGAGCGCGCGCATCGTGGTGCAAACCTTCGGCAACCGGGCCGACCTGTACTCGGTGAGCACGGAGGCTGCGCCGCCCCGGGCGCAAACCGAGCCCACCATCTGGAACAAGGCCAGCGCGGTGCCAGCCGGGCGGCGGCTGGCGTTCAACGACGAGTTCGAAGGCACGGCGCTCGACCGCGACAAGTGGCACACGCGGTTCATCTACGAGGACGGCAAGAAGGACCACTTGATCACCGAGCTGCAGCGGTACACCGACCTGCACCAAGTGTCGGGCGGCGTGCTGAAGATCCAGCCGCGGCGCCGGGCGGATGGGCTGTGGGATTCGGGGATGATCCGGTCGGACCGGACGTTCTTGTACGGGTTCTTCGAGGCGCGCGTCCGGCTCCCCAAGGGCCGCGGGGTGTTCCCCGCCATGTGGCTCAACCCGGACGTGTCCAGCGATGGCCGGCTGGAATGGCCGCCCGAGATCGACGTCTTCGAGTACGTGAACGACGGCGCCACCGACAAGCCCAACATGGTGCACGCGGGCGTGATCCCGCACGACGAGCAGCGCACGCGGCTGCTGGACAGCAAGCGCGGTTGGGACGAGCCGAACATGGCGTGGCACACGCAGGAGGACCAGACGGACGCGTGGCACACGGTGGGCTTGGACTGGTTACCCGACCGGGTGGTGCACTACTGGGACGGCCAGCACACGCACACCCGCGAGCTGGATTGGCGCCGCGCCGACGGGCACCCCGCCGCGCCCGCACACCTGATCATCAACTACGCGGTGGGCGGCGGGTGGGCCGGGCGCAACGGCGTGGACGACAAGCTCGGCCCGCTCGAGATCAACTACGTGAGGTGCTACAAATGAAGTTCGTTGAAGAAGCGATGCGGCTGGCCGGCGAGTACCGCATGGCCGAAGAGGTGCCCGACGACGGGGACCAGACGGAGGAGGTGGACCTGGACGGGTGCGAGTTCCGGCTGCGCACCCACCTCGAAGCCCGCGAGGCGCTGGTGCGGCAGATGGCGGAGGCGTTGCAAGGCATGGTCAGCGGCAACGAGTTCAAGCGTCTCAGCGGCGACCCGGAGCCAATCTGGACCCGCCGCGTCACCCCACTGCCCGAAGCACTCGACGCAGCAGTCGTCGCCCTGACCGCCTACAAGGAATCGCAGAAATGACCACTGACAACAACGACCGCGCGGCGCTGCTGCCGTGCCCGTTCTGCGGCGGCGCCGCGTCATTCGAGCGGATGGGGACCCCTCGGCAATCGTGCATCGTCACCTGCGATAGCTGCGGGGCCCGACACGAGTCGAGCGACGAAGGACACAGGAGCGGCACGCAATGGAACGAGCGCGCCGCATCCCCCGAACCGAAGCCGGCAGAGGTGCCGGCCTCCAATGAGGAGTGGGAGATGGGCAAGTGGCTCTCGGCCGCACTCGATGACCCAGGTGCATGCGATGAGTTCAAGGCAGACATTCGCCGCTGGATGGAAGCGCGAGCATGGGGCGCCGCCGCCCCATCGCAGGCGAGCGTGCCGGCCGGGTGGAAGCTGGTTCCGGTGGAGACAACCGAGAAAATGCGCTCTGCCTGCCGTGCAGCGCGGGCGCAGATTGCCGTCAGCAGTGAAGGCTTGTGGCGCGCCTTCCTCGCCGCCGCCCCGCAAGCGCCCCAGGAGAACAAGCAATGAGCCACGAGAGCAACGTGCCGGCCGGGTGGAAGCTGGTGCCGGTGGAGCCCACAATCGACATGAAGATCGCCATGCACAAGGCGAATTCGACGCTCCCTAACGCTCTTGGATGGGAGCCCCGCGTCTACGCCGCAGCACTCGCCGCCGCCCCGCAAGCGCCCGCCCCCGAGGCGCCGAAGGGTGAGCCGGTGGCGTGGGAGTACCGGGAGTGGCACAACGAGTTCACGGCGAAGCCGGGATGGTCGGAGTGGAAGCGCGTCGAGCCGCGCAACGTGCACATGGGCACCGTGGCCGACAGCGTGCAGGAGTTCGAGGCGTACATCACCCAGGGTTTCAAGTACGAACTCCGCCCTCTGTACACCACCCCGCAGACTGCGCCGAAGGGTGAGCCGGTGGCAGAGGTGCGCACGATGATGACCGGCGGCAATGCTGGCATCGCGACGCACATCGTTGCGCTGTCGGATGACCTGCAAGCCGGGGACAAGCTCTACAACACCCCGCAGCCTGCGCTGAAGGGTGAGCCGGTGGCGCGAGTGCTGTTCACGAACCGCAAGAAGCCCGATGTCGAATGGCTGACGGATGAGGTGCGGAACGGCACCCTGCTCTACACCACCCCGCAGCCGAAGCGCGTGCCGCTGACGCGAAAGCGCGTGGCTCAGATGGTCCGCTCTCTGTACCCGTCGGATCGGGACGCGCTGAAAAACATGAACCATGATTGCCTCGTGGCCGAACTCATCGAGCGCGCCCACGACATCACCGGGGAGGCGGAATGAGCCGCGCCAAATGGTGGGCCTACTGCGCCAAGCACCAGCACAGGCTGGATCGCATCCCGACTTTCAAAGAGTTTTGCGAGAAGGATGAAGCATGACCACCGGCAACCGATCCGCGCAGGCGGAGGAAGTGAAGCGGCTGGCGGATGCACTGTGGGCGCAGCAGACGCCAAGCCGCGAAACCTTCGAGGCCCTCCACGCCGCCATCGACCGACTCGCAGAGGACGCCGAGCGGTATCGGTGCATCCGCGACGTCACTGGGTTCGCGCACTCTGTCTACGACGACGGGGTGCAGAAAACAGAGATCATCGGCGGGCTGGACCTTGACGCGCTCATCGACGCGGCGCGCAAGCAGGAGTGCGGGGCATGACCGAAGAGGAGCTGCTCTCCCGGATCAAGGCGCTCGCCCTCGGGGGCGTGGTGCAAGGCTCCCGCCAAGGCAAGGACCGCTTCTTCACCGACATCCTGGAGCTGATCGCGCGCCACCCGCCCGGCGCCGCCATGCCGGCGGGGTGGGAGTGGGTGCTGCGGCGGACGGAGGTCGCCCCGGACCCGCCGGCCGCGGAGTTCGCCTTTGTCCAGGAGGTGGCGCCTTGGGCCGGGCCGCGGCGGGTGCACGTTTGCCAAGACGAGGAGCACATCGAGCAAAAATAGTTGCCCGTCGAGCAAAAACTAGAGCATAATCACTTTCGTTCGACCAGAAAGGAACTTGTCTCATGAAGCACCTCTTCATCCTCGCCGCGCTGCTCGCCGGCTCCGCCCACGCCGACACCGTCGGGGTGCACCTCGTCTCGCGCCACGCCACGCCGAACTTCGAGCGCTCCTGGAGCGACGGCACCAAGACCCAGGTTGCGTACAACAACCGCAACTTCGGCGCCTACTGGGCGGCCGACTCCGGCGCGCTCGTCGGCGCGTACCGCAACAGCTACTCCCGCACCACGGTCTACGCCGGGTGGACGTGGGACGCGCCGCGCATCGGCCCGGTCACGCCGGCCGTCTCGGCGGTGCTGGCCACGGGGTACGACAACATGCGCGGGCACGGCAAGCTCCGGCCCATGCTGATGCCCTCGCTGCGTGCGCCGCTCGGGACCGTCTCCGTCCGCTGGTCCGTCGCCCCGGCGACCAAGGGCGGCTTCTTTCAACACCTCTCTGTGGAGCGTGCCCTGTGAGCATCATGAACGTTCTCTTCGGCTCGCTGCCGAAAACCCCCGAAGCCTCGGAAACCGAGCGGCTCTCGACCGTTCGCGTCTGGCTGCTCGAGAAGACCGTCACGCTCGAGAACGTGCGGTACATGGAGCAGCACATGGGCGCGCTGACCTTCTACCTCAAGGACTGGGGCGCTGTCATCTACGCGCCCGGGGCGTGGCTCGCCGTGAGCTTGTCGCGCGGCCAAGTGCAGGAGGCCATGTGAAAAAGTTCTCCAAAGAACTCCGTCGCTTGGTCCGCGACTTGTTTCGGCATAGCAGGAGCGAAGAACAAGAGGCGCGCGACGCGGCGAACTACGCCCAAGTGATGCGGCACGTGGAGCGCGAGGTCGTTCCCGCCCGCGTGGAGGTGACGACGATCGACGACGCGGAGCGGCAATTCGCGTGGGCGCTGGTCAACCCACGGGGCCTTTCGCCCGCCGAGTTGCAAGCCGTCGAGGAGCTGGCCTCGCGGCTCGACAAGCCCTACGTCACGGGCGAGCACGAATACTCCTACCCCTGCGCCGGGGACCCGCTGCCGCCCGGCGGGCGCAACGTGCTGCTGCTCACCGAGGGCGGCAAGATGGTGGAAGGCCCCTGGGACGGCTCCCGCCGGTTCAAGGCCTGGGCCGAGGCGCCCAAGTGCAATCCCGCCAAGGAGGCGCTATGGCGAGCGGGCGGCGCCGACAATTCCGCCCTGGACAGAAAGGATCGATCATGAAGCGACGCAACGAAGACAAAGCCATCGCCTGGGGGCTGGCCCTGGCCGCCGCGGTGGGCTTCTACACGCTGGTGTGGACGCTGCTGGAGATGCGGCAATGAAGTCCCGCCGCACCGACACCTCGCCCATCGCCGAGCAAATGCTCGTCGCGCTCGCCGAGATCCGCCCGCTCATCGAGGAGCACGCCACCGATCGACAAAAGGAAGCGCACGCTTCGATCGAGACTTTCGTGGCCGTCGCGCTCCGCGTGTTCGCCATCACCCGCCCGCGCTACATCGCCGAGGCCGCTCTGGCCGTCGAGATCGCGCACTACATCCCCAAGGAGCAACAATGACGCTCACCCCACAACACTTGCAAGTCCTCGGCCACACACTCGGGCTGAACGCTGCGCGCGTCGTCGGCAGCGGCCACCGCAATCACTTTGTCGCCGCGCCGGGTCACGACGACTTCCCCGCGTGCCAAGAGCTTTGCCGCGCGGGGCTCATGGTCGACTACGGCGGCGACCACCTCTCGGGCGGCTCGCATTGCTTCCGGGTGACGGAAGCGGGCCGGGAGGCGTTCGCCGCCGCGCGGAGGCAAGCAGCATGAGCGGGCTGGCGAAGAGCATTGCGGCGCTCGCCGCCGCGAGCGGGAAGATGACCTTTCGGCGGGAGCAAGACTTCTTCGTCTGTCGGTTGGAAGTGCCCGGCCCGGACGCCGCCGAACGCCTCACCCACCAGCTCGCCTTCACCGAGGAGCTGCTGGAGCGCGCGCCCGAGGCGTTCGAGGGCCTTCTCGCGGGGTTCGTGCTTGACACAGTGCAGCGGGCCGCGGCGGGGCCGGGAGAGCAGCCATGACCGACAGCTGGACCGGACCGACCAACAGCTGCGAGCACGACTGGGTGTTCGTTTGCAACGACTGGGAAGGCGACCCCGACGTGCCCGGCGGCGTGCACGAATGGGGCGTCGAGATGTGCACGCTTTGCGAGATGACGCGCGAGGTTGAACCAAGGAGCCGGAACAATGAGCCGAGAGATTGATTGCCCCGTGTGCGGGACGCCGATGCACTGGAAGTACTTGAAAGTCCACCGCTGCCCCAAGTGCGACCCATACCCGCCCGAGCCGGGCCAGCCGTCAAGCATGAACGAAGAGGCCTACGAGCTGGCCATCGAGATTGTCGGACAAGCGAACGCGTTGATGACGGAGTTCGTGGTCACGATCCTCAAGAGCTTGGGCAACGACGGCATCTCCGATGGGCAGTTGGCGCAGATGCAACAGTTCGTCGCGGACACCGCTCGTTTGCGCGAGCTGTTGAAGCAAGAGGGGTCGGCCGCATGACGGACATCGAAAAGCGAGCCGCGGCGCGGGAAGCCGCGCTGAAGGAAAAGCTCGCCGGCACGCGCCGGCTGGCCCGCCGCGAGGACTACGTCTTCGACAAAGCGCAGGAGGCGTTCTGGGACCTGCGCGACGGCACGCTCCACCTCGAGAAAGCCGTGGATGCCTCGGTGCCGCTCGAATACTGGTCGGTGGAAGTGGACGAGAGCCCCGGCAAAAAGCGCAAGGAGAAGCTGATCCCGCCGAGCCGCGAGATCATGCGCGTCGAAAACGACCAGTTCGTCGAGTCGAGCACGTGGTGGCCCGGTCAGCCCCAGATCGTGCGCGACTGGTTCGTCAGCTCGGACGGCTTCCGCCAGGCGCCGGGTCGCCGCATCTACAACCAATACCTCCCGCCGCCCGAGCCCGCGGGCGACCCCCGCGCCGCGGGGCCCTGGGTGGACCACGTGAAGCGGCTCTGGCCCGACCCCGTGGAGCACGAGTTCTTCTTCGACTACTGCGCGCACATGGTGCAGCGGCCCGAGGTGAAGTGCAACGCGGCGATCGTGCTCTCGGGCAAACAAGGCATCGGCAAGGACGCCGCGCTCGGGCCCGTGAAGGCCGCCGTGGGCGCGTGGAACTCGAAGGGCATCGACCCGGACGAGCTGTTCTCGGCGTACCGGCCGTGGCTGCAGACGCTCATGCTCGTCGTCGACGAGGTGCGCCCGACGAAGGACGAGTTCCATGCGTCGAGCATGTACAACATCCTGAAGCCCATGATCGCCGCGCCCCCGGACACGCTCCCGCTGAACGACAAGTACGCCAAGCTCCGCTACGTGATCAACGTCATGCGCGTGTTCATCACGACCAACGACTGGATGAGCATGTACATCCCGCCCGAGGACCGCCGCATGTTCGTCATGCACTCCACGCTGGAGCAAAAGTGGCACGAGGCCGAGGGCCGCCCCGACTACTTCACCGAGTTCTTCGGGTGGCTGGAGCGCGGCGGCCAAGACCACATCGCCGCCTACCTCGCCGCGCGGGACATCTCCCGCTTCAACCCCAAGCAACAAGTGGCCCGCACCGCGGGGTGGGAGGCGGTGGCCAACACCTGGGACGACAACACCGACGAGGACGACCCCGTCACGGCGGCGCTCGACCGGCTGGGCCGCCCGGAGGTGTTCTTCGGCAGCGAGCTGCTGGAGGGGCAGTTCGACCACGCCGACGACCTGCGGCTGCTGCTCCGGTCCAAGCGCAAGGTGGGCCACCGGATGCAAAAGGCGGGCTACCTCGGGGTGAAGAACCCGGCCGGCGGGAAGTGGGAGTTCCATGACCGGGAGTCGGGCCGCGCGTTCCGTTCGGCGATGGCTTTCTTCCGGGTGAACACTCCGGTGGAGGCGCGGCCGGGGCTTTTGGCGGCTCGGGGAGCGGCGCTCGCCGCGCGTGGGGCTGGCGGGCTGAAGGTCGTCGAGCGGAAAGGATTTTAGGGTCGACCTCGAATTTCTTGGGTTTCTTGAAAAGATCTCGAAACGCGAGCCGCGTGGGCTCTACGCCCGGTAGAACGAGGCCGCCGTGTGGGTCGTGGATTTCAAGAAACGCAAGAATTCGAGATTCTTAATTGTTGTCAAAAAGTGATGTCTTTAGACTAGGAGAGAAGAGAAGAACGGGGAGAACAATAGGAAATCTGGGAATCTTGCGATTCTTGAAATGGCACGCGGCGACCCATCCGCGGCCCCAACGAACAGGAGAACATCATGGTGGAACGAAGGAAAGACGGGCGGATCCAACGGATCGAGGGGCGCAGGCGCGGCGAGATCAAGCGCCTCATGACCCTCCAGGACCCTTGGTGCGTCATGTGCGTGGCTAGGAAGGCCCAGGAGCCACGACTGGGCGTGGAGCTGGACCACGTGGTCGCCTTGGTCAACGGCGGCCAGGACGCCCCATCTAACATGCAGCTGCTGTGCAAGCCCTGTCACCGCGACAAGACCGCCAAGGACATGGGCTTCAAGCCCCGCCCTCGCATCGGGCTCGACGGATATCCGACGGATAGTTGATCTGGCGCAGTTGTGCTTCAACAACTTCAGGCATGATCAAGGCTCGTTCACAAGCAAGCCGCCGCCGACCCACACATCGAACCGAAATGGTGCACGAAACGCCCCAAGATGGGGCGCAGCGAGGGGGAGTGGTTTGAGTCAAACAGGGTTTTCCCGGGACTC